ATCCACCTGACCCGCGCTTGAAGCCTCAATTGACCATGTGGCCACGTCATCATGAGGGGCTTCGTCTTCCCAAGAAGTCACCATGAACGGGCCTTCGGTGATGTCGTTTGGAGAGATGATTTTCAGCCAGACATACGGCTGGTTGCTGGTCTCTGCCGGCGGGTTGTATACGTGACGCTTCAACGCGTTCTGCGCATAAACATCTTCTTTGCGAGTTACGCCATCTCCAGAGAACGAGATGTTTTTGTAGGTTACGAGATTTTCCTGCGTGTACGCTGCGCTCATATCAGCAGTAGCGTCTGCGGTATCCCATTCGGCGGAAACAGTCTTCCCGCGCATCATGCCAAGGCGCTTATAGTCACCGTTGGCGGGTTGTGATTCGGGGCAGCCAATCGCGTAGTAAACGACGACATCACGCCCTGTGAAAGCACCTGCTTCACATGCCATGTCTTTATCTCCGTGTTATCGGGAAATGATGGTTTGAAAGGAAATATCGAAGAGGTAGCGACCTTCTTCGGTCTGGATGGCGGGGATACCGCCGATTGGCTGCATCGAGATGATGCACTCAGTCTGGTAGTCGTCGATCATCGCCTGACGTATTGCATCAGCGTGGTCTTCAACTTCGTTAATGTCGCTGTCGTTCTGACCGGAAAGAACAAGGAATCTGAAATAATCTAGTGTTATGGCCTCATCAGGCTTGCCGCCACCGCCCTGCTGGATGACGAGGTATCTTTCCCCTTCAGTTCCTTCCAGCTCGTTCCAGAAGCGTTTCTGGACGCGATAGCCGACATCAAAACCGTGGGACTGCAACCACGCTCTCAGAGCGTCATACACCTCGCTACGCGTCATACTTTGTATCCTTGCCTGATGATGGCCTTAATCTCGTTAAGGCCGTCGCGCTCAAAGCCTTTGGTCAGAAATCCCGGCTCAGCATCAGGATCCCAATAATTGCCTTTCCCCGTTCCACCACCGAATTCTTTTCCGGCGCGAGTTCTGCCAAAATGTTCACGTGGCTGACCTTTTAGCTTCCCTGACATGCCATGAACGGCGGCAGCGTATGCAGCCGTGTACCCAACCTTTCCCTGCATCCCTCCAGATATAGGTTCAAGCTTTCTGTACTGGCTGTTGATGAGCGTGGAGGTGTCAATGGGAGTAAGTAGTGCTGCATGAGACGATCCTACAATCATGACCTCGGTCAGCACTCTTTCTGTGCGTGGCCCGGCAATTTCTGCCAGCACCTTGCGGGTGTTCATCTGAACACGCTTGATACCTTTAACGGGCATACCACCACCTGATTATTTGAATAAATGCAGCGCAGCAAGAAAAACCCAGGGCAAAACAAGCTAATCCAAGCGAGAACATAAATCACCTCACGTCATAACCTTATAATCCGGCTCCTCGCCGAATGGCGACATATCCCATTCCGTCACCGCCTTGATGACGTTTGCACCAGCTTTCAGCGGATCGGCCTGAGATGTTGTGTCACCTCTGGCGATATACCAGTCGCGCTTCGGCATGGTCGCATCGATGCCATTACGCTTCAGTTCAGTGAAGAAAATCAGGTTCGTGGTGAACTCTTTCCCGCTGGCATCTACAGCAACTTCATTGTTTGCTGTCCAGGTGCAGTCAATCAGGTAGGGAGTTCCGTTTGTCCAGGTGCTGTTCCAGTCGTCGTAGACGCGCGGGTAAACAGTGGCAACATTGGTATAACTCCATGCGGCTGTTTCAGACACCGTTATCCTCCCACCGGATCACCTCCGGATTCTCCGACGCAACCTTCCGGCACAGCAGATACCAGTCACCGTTACTTTTCACATAGCCGGTAACGCGCTTACCACTGTCGGTCATCACCCAGACCTTAACGAACGGCTCAGGCAATCGCTGCTTAACCGATACCCATGCCATTACTTACTCCCACACATACATCCACCTCGGCCAATCCAGATACCAGCAAACGCTGTATTGGTCGGGTCAGGAGGGATGAGGTCATTAGCACAGCCGTGTTTGTCAGCGCCACGCAACAGTGCCAGCGCCCCTTTCCATCGGTCGGAAAACGACTGGTATCGGAATGAACGCGATGCACCATTGGGTGCGGTCTGGGAGCTGATGTACTTATCGCCTTGCCCCAGGCCCATCAGTGCAAGCAAATACATCTGGATTGCCAACGCCTTTGATGCCGGATAGTGAGAATCAAGGCATTCCTGAATGCTGTTAACATCATCCACTAACGACTGAAGCATGAAGTCAGGAAGATTTATTCCCTGGCCCTGCAAATACTCTTTGGCCTTCTCCAGCGTTACCATAGCTATTCCAGCCCTGATAATTTATTGAGTTGCAGATCGCAAAGCGCGCGAAGATGCTTCAGGAGAATCAGTCGTTCCACGCTCGACGAGTCTTTAACCAGTTCGGTGGTACTGGATATCGCCAGACTGATCTCATTGGCGACGCTCAACGATGAAATCTCAGCAAAATTCGTGTACGGCAATGGTTGCTTCATATCTTCTGGGATCATGTTATGCACCTTATTAGCCCCGCCGGAACGGGGCATAAAAAAACCGCTTTCGCGGCGGTTATTCAGCAGGGAACAGTTTTTCGAGTTCACCATCAGGCAACAATTCACCGAGCTTTTCAGCCCCGAGATTGCCTTTAAACTCGATACCCAGCTCCGTCAGGCGCGCTGCGATAATCTCTTTTCGGGATTTCACATCCGTGCCAGCCTCTGGCGTCGCCGGTGTTAATGCCGCATCAGAGAGTTTCATAACATGAGGCTTAAGTGCCGGATGCAGTTTCTCAATTTCAACTACATCACCGACTCTCACTCCATGCCATGCTCTGGTTACCTGGTATTTAGCCATGTTGATCTCCTTATGCCAGATTCGCGCCGTACAGCACGCCAGAACGACCTTCGTCATCACGTTTAATCTGCAAACCTTCAGCAGACATGATCTGGAAGTTGTAGTTGCTCTGAGGCATAGGACGCGGCAGCGGAACAACACCAACGGCCATGCCAACCAGCGGGGAGATCACATCTTTGCGGCGCTCATAAGCCAGGAACTCGTTACCGCTCAGCGCATAAGTCTGGCGGATGTCTTTCACCGGAATAAACTTGCGAATAGCATCCAGCACAGAACCGCTGATGATCGCGTTTGTACCGTCACCCACCTCAATAGTGTATGGCTTGGAGAGGTTCGCCATGATTTCAGGAGACAGCCACAAAACGTCATAGGCCGTAACCTGGTTGGCGCGGGCAGTCACACCAAATGCACCGGTCGGGCCAAAGAAGGCCAGCGCCTGTGCCGGGGTTGCAGTGGTCAGGTCGATGTTAGCGCCACCTGCGCCAGAGCCAAGGTTGATTTTAGCGGTGTTGCGGTGGTTGCGAAGGCCCTGTGCCGGGTAGTTCTGAACCTGAATTGTCGGATTACCATCCAGATAACCAGTCACGCGGCGTTTATGGAACTTACGGGTTTTAGCCGTCTGCGAATCCAGCACCAGATCAATACCGACGGTGTTCAGTCCTGCGGAAAGACGCCAGTTAACACCGAAGCCAGCGGTATAAATCGGAACCGGATCACCATCGCTACCGTAATCAGTGTGGTCAAAGGAGTACGGCGCCTGACCGTCAAGACTTACAGACACGTCGTCAGCAATATCGCCAATCGTGTTGTAAAGTTTGGCAGTTTTACCGATCGGCAGAACGGTTTGCACAGCCATCAGGTCGTTGACAATTTCCATACCGATCACCTGATCGCGAGACTGGACGATTTCGCGGTCAATTTCAGCCCAGAACTCACGCCCTAGCCCATCACCGGCCAGGGCATTGGCAGCCAGCGTTTCTGCGTCCATCGCGCCACGGTACTGGTTAACCATGATGTTATGCGCGGTATCCCAGATGTTGCGCTGCGCCCACAGAGAGTTCCAGTGAAGGCGCAGGCGGCTATTCGTGGCAAGCGTTTCTTTAGTGAAGTACATTCATATTCTCCTTTTACTCGCCGCCGCCAGTTGCCGGGGCTACAGTGCCTACGCGGAAGCGCACGCGGATAAAGTCGGTAGCGCCGGCAGCGATAGTTGCATCGTCCTGGCTGTAGCCAAGAACGGTGTCGGTGTCAGAAGACGCAATAGCTCCCTGACTATTTGCGCCCAGCTTGATCGGGGTGTCTTTGGCATAAGTACCAGCAGGACACAGGATTGCCAGTTCACGGCCTTCTTCTACGTAGTTTCCAGAGGTAGAGTGACCAGCAGGGATAGAGTCAGTAATACCCAGACCTTCGCTGAAGGCAGGGTCGAGAACATACAGGCGCCCAACCGTTGCTGCAGCTGCTGCGAATTCATTGTTACCGTTGATGGTAACGAAAGTCCCCGGCAGTGACTCGGCGGCAACTTTGCGTGTTTCGGTCTTGTACAGAGACTGACCGTCGATATTAATGCGACGATAACGTGCCATTAGTCTGGCTCCTTATTTGAAGTATTCGTCAGGGTTCGGCGCACCGGTTACTTTCTGCTGTTGCGCAGAGTTGGTACCCAGCGGCGCGGATTCACCGATTGTTTTAAACATCGCGTCCAGCGCTTCACCTGACAGTGCATTGGCCACAATCTCGCCGTGAACTTTTGCCACCGCTTCACGCTTCGTTTTCTCTTCGGCGCGGGAGTTGGCAGTCAGGGCTTCAGAAAGTTGCTGCTGGTTCGTCTGGATAGCTGCAATGCTTTCACTCAGAGGCTTAATGGTCACGTCGTTATTAGCGGCGATGGCCTCACCAACGATTTTGCGAAGCAGTTCTGTATCTTCTTTGGTTAAAGGCATGTCGCCCTCCGTTTTGTGGTTTGTTGCAGGCTGTTCCTGCGGTGTGAATAGAGCTTTGAATTTGTTTGCGGCGATGGTTACCCAGGACTCTTGACGGGCAACTGCCGTTCCTGAATCGTCGAATTTAATTTTTCCGCCGTCGCTGGAATATCCGTACACCTCGGCCTTGCCACCATTGCGGACGATCACCACTTGTGTGTCGGTAAAATCCGCTACCCAGGCATATTCCTCTGGGCCGGATGCAAATTTTTCTCTTACAGCCCGGTCAAGTCGGCTCTCGCGCTCGCGATAAGATTCACCGATCAATGCTCCAGAGTTTGGTTGTAGAGATATTGCCTGATCTGCATTCACCATCAGTCCGACGCCTTTTTCAGGCCCGGCTGCCGGTGGTTCGTCGAGAAGGATTGCGTCATGATCAATTGAGTGAATCTTTACTACCCAATCAGCACCCTGCTTTTTGAGTTCTTCAGGGGCGGGGATCTGCTCACGATAGACAGCAACACTCGACCAGATAGGCTCTGATGATTCACCGTTCTCCAGTGCAGTAATGCGCCCCATAAGGCGCTGACCGCCAGGTGATTCCATCGCGCGCTCAACATCCACCCACTTTTCTGAATAAACACGGTTTCCTTTCAGGCTCACGTTTCGATTCCACGCGCCGATGAAGCCAGTACACAGCCCTTCAGGTGAGAATGCAGAAACATGATGACCATCAACCGTGGGATGACCTAGCGGAGCGATCGTCCCCTCCATGCTCTGATAGTTAGCGGCTATCTCTGCTTCTGGATAGAACTCCCTGTTCATAATCACGTTGGCGGGAAGCGTGTAACTTGGGATCACCACATGCTCTCGCCCGTTATATGTCTCCCGACGAATAGACTGGCTGTTTACTTTGGTGTTTACCTGAATTTGAGATGGCATGAGTTAACCCTTAGCCCATTGGTAACCACGGGCTTTCATTGTGTTAAATGTTTTCTGAGCCTTATCGACGATGGTGTCGCTTAACGGCTTGCCGTTTTCATCAACCAATACCGCGATCGTGGAGCATTTGCAGTTCACGCTGTTTGCATCCTTAGCCCACCATTTCCGCTGTTCTTCTGCGGTGTACAGGTGAGCGTGGCGCGCGGCATGCGTGCTACGGGTCGTCGGGCTTAGCGCTGATATATGCATCTGCTTTGTACGGATGCCATATTGCTCCCTGGCTTCGTCGTCCTCGTCCAGACGCCCACGGCGCAGCGCAGTGGTAATCTCCGTTCGGGCAATGCGATTAGCCCGACGAGACTCAATACCTGTCTGCTCAGTGATGCGTTTCGCTATTTCCAGCGGGTTCTGTCCGCGACCCAGCCCATCGGTCAGTATCCGCGCCATGTCGGCTTTCACAGTGGCGCTGAGGTTCTTCATTTCCTCGAAGGTGCGAGCGCGAACCAGAATCAGTCTGCGCCGGTACGGCTCACTCAGAAGGATTGTCGATATGCTTTCCTGTCCAGCTGCGTACACGGCAGACTGCTGTGACAGATTGGCGAACTCCTGCGCCGTGCCGCGCTGATAAGCCGGGTTAACGTATTCAGTCCAGAACCAGAACCCCGTCTCGTTATCAGCACCCAAAATCTCATCCACCAGCAATGAGGCATTGCTGAGAAGCATTGATAACTGAGTGGAGTCAAGGTCGAAGGTGTAACGCTGGTTTACTGATGGTGATGCAGGAATGCGGTCGAGAATGTACTTGTAGGCTTTGCTGATACGCTTCATTCGCCTGGCGAACTCGTTCATTGCTCCGCGCTCAAGGCGGTCAGCACCTGTCGGATCTTTAAGGTTTCCGGGTAGTATCGGTGACTTTGCCTTCGTCATCGTCATCATCTCCCTCGTCAAGAGGTTTTGGTGACCCCTCATATCCGGCCGCCACACGAATCTCTTCGCCAGTGAAAGGCTGCTCACCAGTTGCCAGGGACACATTGTTTATCTGCGCCATCTTCTGCGCGGCATCCAGTTTTTCACTGTCGGTTTGCGCATTAAGATCGTCCCAGATTACTGTTTTCTGCCCTATCGGGTCGATAATGCCGAGATCGATTAGCTTGTCGCAAAAGTCCTCAATCTCGAATGACAGGTCGCCACGGCGAGACTGGCAGCGGGCATTGAAGTATTTTTGGTCCTCGGTGCTTGCCCTTTCACCCGTCTGCATCCCAACCAGAACTTTTACAGGTATATCAACAGATGCAGCGAAGGTTTGTAGGTTCACATCATAAGTTGCGGTCGGATCAGCTACGGCAGTAACAAGTGGCGTTACGGTGGCCCCCTGCGTCGTCATCAAAACGTCATTGCCACGGTTTATCTCACCTGCAACCTCATTAAATTTCTCTTGCAACTCATCAACTGACACCCCATACAGTGACGCGAGGTTGTTGAAGTCGATTTCCTTTTCGAAATTAACATTAAGCTGTCGTGCAGCATTTTTGAGGAAAGACTCACCAGAACCACCTTCAACCTTCTCAAGGCTCACCGCTGCGTTGTAACCAGGTTCAAGGAAGCCAATAGCGTCGTTAGAGTAGTCACCAAGGATGAAAACGCGACCTGGATGGATATCGACACGACGAGAGGAACCGTTGGGTAGAATCTCTGTGTATTGCCACATCTTGGGCTGGCCGTAGTTCTTTGAAACCAGTCCGTCATGCCATTCGCTGACTTTCAGCGAGTCAGCCCATGCAATACTGACTTTCTCCAGACCGCGTCCTTTCGTTGGCTCCAGATTCCATGATTTATCGTCACGGATATGGAGGAGAATCCCTGCATAGCGACCAACGAGACGCCGACGATCGGCATCAAGGAACGCGCGCCAAAGTCGGTTAGTGAAAACCTGCTTTGTTTTGGACTCCCATTGCGTCTCCTTGCGAGCTTCATCAGACTTCCCACCCTCAATAATCTCAGGGTTTGATTGCCAGCATTTACCAACAAGCTTTTCGACAGCTCCGTGAGCAATACCACCACGGCGGTAGAGTTTGTAGAGGTCGCCGAAGGTTAATTCTTCTTTGAAGCCGTATTCGCACCATGCAGAATTTCGCTTGGCATCCAGCCCCATCGAAGGGTTAAGCAGCTCCATGCGGGCGCGCGCCATCCGCGCATCGTTCAACGCATGGTTGACGGCGAGAGTTAATTTGTCAGTCATGGTTTGTCCGTTTGGTTAACGAAGGCGTTTCGGAATCATCATCCCGGCCATCTGGCCCTTACGCTTAATGTGACCGTCGAGGCTGTAGCGAATACCGTCCCAACAATGCTCATATCCATCTGCGAGCTTCGGTAACACCTCGCCGGTGATGCGGTCCGTTTTGTACGACCACATGCGCGCCTCTCGGGCAACATTCTTACAGCGTGGGTGGATAATGATTTCGTCGAACCCACGAAGATGGGCTATCCCGTCCTCAACGCTTCCTTGCCATTTCTCAGCGGCTGAGATGTTGAAGCCCTGCCGCTTGAGATAACTGATCGTCTCGGGTCGCGCGGAGTCGGCCTTGATGGGCCAGTCACGCGCGCCGGGAATTGTGTCGTACAACTCTGGCATGTGGTCGAGCTCTGTCTGCTGACCGTATGCCTCGTATTCGATGTACAGCCGGTTGTGCAGGATGAACGAACGCACCAGCGTGTTAGGGTCTTTGGCGAAACCGAAGTCAGCGCCAAAGAACAAACGATCAGCCTCTTTCCAGAGGTTTTCTGAGAACTCTGCGATCCGGTATTTACCGGCCAGCACCTGCTTATCAGAGTTTTCGAGATAAGCACCTTCCCACACCCAGGCGTAAGTTGCCGGGTCGAGACGTCGCTGGTCATTCAGGCGCTCACCTTCCAGCACGTCGGGAAACCAGGGGTTATCCGTATAGTTCATCTCGACAGTGATGCAGTCGTCGCCAGCCTCTTTGCGGAAGCGCTTATCCGTGGCGCTACCATCTCTCTCCGGGTTCCACGTCACCCATATTTCTGAACCTTCCTCACGGACGGTCGGGCTTAACTTCTGCCAGGCTATTTCGCTGACTGATTCAGCCTCATCAACCCAGCACAGCAGAATGCGCGCTTTCGACTTGATGCTGTCGAGGTTATGCCGCAGACCGCAGAACACGTAGTTAACGCTCTTGTCGATGGTCCGAATGTACTTCTCGCCGATGTCAAAGTTGGAAGCCAGCCATGGAACAGACAGGATCGCCTGTTTCACCTCCTGCATGCTCGACTCTTCCAGAGAGTTCATGAACTCACGCGCGCAGAGCACTACGCCGCTCTCACCGTTCATCATCGACTGATAAGCCTTTACGGCAGTCATCAACGCGAATGTGCGCGTCTTGGCGCTGCCGCGCCCACCGTGAGAGCACCGGTACCGCTTATTCACCGCAGTGAACAGTGACGCAAGCTTCGCGGGGATCGGCAGTTGAACAGCTTCACTCATGCTTTCGTCTCAACAGGGAGTAGCTGGATGATTGTGGGCTTCGGCGTCATGGTTCCGTCAGATGATTTGTGGTCGATTTCCTGGCTGACTTTGTCGCCGAACTTCTTCGGATTCATGCGGGCTAAAGCCCATTTCCGCGTGTCGATGCGAAGGCGTGCTTTAGCTACTGCGGCAGCCTCTTCATTCACACCGTCAGCGATATCGAACATATCTTCGAAAATTGCGTCTGCGCGTGTCTCAGAGGCTTTCGCGTATTGGTCGCGAAACTCTGCATGCTGCGCTAGCCAGCGGAACACTGTAGCCTTGTTAGGCATGCCTGGTCGCTCACAAACTTTGCGCAGGCTTTCCCCATCGGCAAGCAGTGAACAGATGTCAGCAGCCACCTCTGGTAAATAATCAGAAGGGCGGCCAGTTTTTTTGATGGTCGCCATATATTTCCTTAAAGATTATGTGTCGCCTCCCGATAATAATTTTTTAATAGGAGGATTAATGACAATCGAAGACTTCGCAAAAATGCTTATCCGTACTGGGAATTTTGAATTGAAAATTGACGTCCTCTCCCTCAAAACGGGGAACCCAGAGCAAGACAAAGAACTGCCTTTAACGGTGGTTTTCAAAGATAAGAACGGCCTTACTATTCACAGTGTAATAGTAGAGCAATAACAAATCCCATTAGAGGGCGGCAACTAAGCGCCATCTAATACTAACTCTTCCGCCACCGGCACAAAGTGGAACTGCTCCACGCTATCCGGGCTGAAGTAACGCCACTCGCCTTTATCATTAGCCAGTGCGACAAACCCATTGATGATTTCAGGCTGACTACGCTTCATCAGGCCGGTGAATGTCTCTTTGGATTTTTTGGTGATCGTGATTTTGTAGATGTCGGACATTTACCTGCCCTTTTTCAGTGATTTTCGTTGTTAAATGACAGACCCAAAACAAATCGTGCTATTGACGAATTCGTCAATCTTTTCATTAGCTTATAAATGGTGTATTGAAATAGTGAAGTCTTTCTCACACGTCACGATAAGGGGTTTTCTATGTCTCCATCAGATATTCAGTTGGTTTCTGCTGTTGTTGGGCTTGCCGGCTCTCTCATTTCTGCCGCCTTCACGTTTGGAATAGAGCCTTACCCCCTCGCTCAATGTGGCGGGGAGGATGATGTAGCGTTCGTGAATGCTCGCAATAAGCGCCGTAAAATAGGGCAGACGAGCGGACTATCACTGATAGCAATAAGCTTTCTTCTGCAAATATTTTCTGTGCTTTAGAAGTTCCAAAGGGCATGGATGCCATTATCAAGCGCCCCGGGTGAGACGCTTTGTAATGGCTACTGGTCAGTAGTTTGCTTATCCCACTCTTCACGGAATTTGCTAGGGTTGTCGAAGCCTTCAGAACAGTTAGTGCAGTGCATGCCATTTACCTCATGTGATATTCATCATCAGGCGCACTCGTAAATGCGCCTTGTGATGAAAGCCGTTGTGAAAGTGGCTCTCAAAGGACATTTCTGTCCTTAGGTGCTAGTCAGTAAAAATCAGCTTCGGCTGTGTTAACGAGAGGATCTGATCAAACTCCAGCGCGAGTAGTTTCTTCTCTCGCTTTCTGGCATTCATCATCTTGCTCCCTATGCGCGCCTTTACCTCTGACTTCGCAACCTTCAGTGCGTGTCGGTGCTGGGCCTGCTCGCCCATTTCATGCCAGCGCGTAAGTTGATCTGCCATCCAGTTAAACGCCTGAATGTATCGAACCTTTATTAGCGTGGCCGCCGCACCAGTGAAGCCCATTACGACCAGCATATAGCCGTCTTTAGTCAGCTTGAACATTGGCTGGGCTTCACCATTTTTATCAATGAAATCAGCCTCCTCAAAATTGAGGGCGGCGAATTCAGGCGGGCATTCTTCTCTTACTTGTCTTATTTTTCTCAATACGTTGTCATGGCGCTTGCCGAAGTAATCAGCAATCTTCTGGCTTGTCGTAAATGCCTTGCCCTGAATTGCCATAACCATTTTTGAGAAGTCGAACTCTTGAACTAAGACTGCATCATTCATCGCGTACTCCGTACTTGTGAGATGAACCTTTGCCGAAATGAAACGCCAGCCCACCGAAGGCTCGCCAGCACTAAACTGACGTCTCCAAAGGCTCATTTCACAGGTTAGGGTTCGGTGTCATTATGCATATCAACGGATAGCCAATCAGGAACTGACGGGAATCCGTTCATGATGCTCTGCCATTTCGGGTGGCAGTTCTTCTTGGGGTTTGTCATGCCCCAATAAAAAAGCCCCGCATTTGCGAGGCTCGTTTTATTTCACGGCGTTGTAGTACGCCTGCCAGCGGTACTTATCAAGTCGCAACTGGCGCATGCACTCCGCCGTCTCGACGTCCGCTTGCAGGTCTGTGTCACTATCGGTACCTGCATCACTTGCCCTGCACGGTGACTCCATCAAATCCGCTGATGGAGTTGGCAGCGTCGATGGCACGCTGACGCAACCGAACAGACTCATCATCAAACTGGCACACAGTACGGTTCGGATCCTGTACATATTTCACCACGTCACGGGTTATTGTTTTGTAGATGATCCGGCCTTCATCGCTCGCCTGAGCCGCTTTCTGCTCTACAGGCTGAATAGCCTTTTCTGCTTTAGCGCGCTTATCGGCGGCAAGGGTGTTGATATGGTCTGCGTGAGCGTTCCAGCCGGATCGCCAACTAAACAGGCCTGTGATACAGCAGAGCACGGCACAAAGAGCAATCACGTAGCGGATTTTCATTTATCGAGTCCCCAGCAAGCCAGCGCGCTCTCCTGGTCACGTCGCTCCACCTGCCCGTAACATCCGTTCTTCTGGCCTTTAGTTAAGCGGCAGTCTTTCCCACCATCACGGATCCACCACCTGATCGCTTCACAAGCACCTTTTCGATCACCGGCATTGATGCGCTTGTAGAACGTCGAGGGGAAGCACTTGCCCGGACCGATGTTATACGGACAAAAGGACGCGATGCCGGCTTTCTGTGGCTCAGTCAGCGGAACGTGAATATTTCGGTCCACCCATGCCAGAGCTTTATTGCGCTCAGCAGCATTCACCTGGTCACATTTGGCCTGCGTCAGCTTCATACCCTGACGAATCGGCTTGCCATCCACCAGCGTGGCACCACGGCAAATTGTCCAGATACCTGAACCGTCACGGTAGGCGGTCAGGCTGTTGCCTTCTTTCTCGTCGAGGAACTGGTCGAGGATTACTGTTGCAGATGCGCCAGAAAGAATGAGTCCAAGCACAGCGGCGCTAAGCTTATTTCGCGATGCCATGCTATTGCTCCAGTGGCTGGATTGCCGCGTCAATTTCTTTAGTGACTTTCGCCGCTTCAGGAATGTTTGACACATCCCCACGGGCGTAGGCTGCCTTGAGTATCTCTGTCCGCTTACGGTCTTCCTCAATAGCAGCTTTGTTTTTCCTGTCATTTGATCGGTAGGTTAGCCATGCGAATAACGCAGACACCACCGCGCCGAACGCAAACAGCACATCCTGCAATGTCAGCATGGTCAGAAATCCTGTTATTGAAGACCAGAAATACGACCAAAAGCCGTTGTTTGTATTCATGCGATACATTCCACACCTCCAGTTATCAGGGGGTGCTGTGCGAGTCATAGGAAAGCGCCTCATCCAGTGCGGTAAGGGATAAGTGATTAGCTGTCTGGATGGGCGCGAATAAAAAAGCCAGCGGCGATGCTGGCAATATGAGGGTAGTGCGTTGAGCTTTCGCTCTTATGGTCCTGGTAGGTATTTGGTGTGTGGTGACCGGCGCTGTGTTTTCTGGTATGTAAATGAACTACCCGTCGTCGCTATGGTGAGCCTTTACCTCACCATCTAGCTGATAAGTTAGCGCATCAGCCTGCGCATTCACCACAACGGAAAGAGCACTGCCGCATTCCTCGTCTGGTAGGGTGCGGAGCTTTGTTTACCCAGTCAGCGCTCTTACCTGTTGTGCAGATACGAAAAAGCCCCGAGCTATTAACTCAGGGCTTCGAATGGTGCGATTACTCGTTTATATCCCATGCTCTTTGCAGTTCTGCACGGCTCCGGCGTCAACTTTTATCGCTCAACGAAGTCAGTAACCCATCGTTAGAATCGAGATTAAACAAAAATCGCCACTTTGTAAAGTGTAATTTTCTAGGTAAATCCTATTTCATAGAAAATATTCTCTATCGTGTGACTTTGTTCAACATCTGGTTTGCGTACTCTTCCTGCTTGATGCACTCTCCTACCAGGCTTTCAAAGAAATTCTTGTAAGACCTGCGCCATGTGGTTTCAGGTATATCAATCACCGTTGCGCAGATGTATTTACGCACGCTATCCGGTAGTAATCTGGCATAACCACGCCCATTGCAGCGTGAACAGGTTTTATATGCAGGAACGCCACGCTGTAGAATAGTTTTCTCTTTGTCTAATACCGTTCCTTTGCCATTGCACTGGCAGGCGTTGGTCAGAACTCCCTTACCTTTGCATTTGTGGCAAAGCACCTTAACTGTCTCTCTTTTTTCGCTAAGATGTGGCTGTCCGATATGCTTCATCGTCATTACTTCAGCTTCGACAAACTTATTTCCGTTGCAGCAGTCGCACGTTCTGGTACTGGCGGCGCTCCGGGAGTAATCAGCAAAGGCGAAAGTTGCGAGAACTTGCATTACCTTTGGCTTAACATCACTCTCAAGCTTGCGTAAGGCGGCAACCTTATCGCAGTGCTCAATTGCATATTTGGTCAGCAGATCAATCGCTCGCTCGCGATCGTAATCGCTGATATCCATCTTCCCGAGGAATGCACTGAACCCGAGAGCAGCCCGGCTCTGTGTCATTCCGATCGCCGCCATGATGTCAGTACCAGTTAATGAGTCAGATGCGGTTGCACGTGGAGCATCGCTAATCATCGTTGACTTCGCGAAGTGGTATTTCACTGTGTTTTCGAGATTCATGCTTCTGCTCCTGATGGTTTATAGCGGCTGATGTAATTGCGTAAAATTCGGTAGTCCGTAGCAAATGAACCTGGGTGACGGTAGATGCGTAACCGAGTCCAGCGCAGACGAAGGTGATCAGCAAAGTATGATTCGAATGTCATGCAGCCTCCCTGATAAGCTCAAAGTCATTCAGGTACAGGCCGCCAAAGCTATACAGGATTCCTTCACGGATGTTTTCTAACGTCGCGTAAGGGAAATGATTGAGATAGAACTCTGCTGCTTTGTCGGCGGCGCAAAGAAGCTCTGATGCATGGTTAACTCGGATAACAAACAGCACATCCTGGAAGATTGCCGCCGTTTCACATGGGTAATGGATTTTATTCATGCTGCAATCTCCTGCTGTTTCAGTTCTTTGAGCTTTGCGCGGTAGTGCGCTGCCAGTGCGTCGAGTTCTTCACGTGTCCATTTCTTTGCTTCATGCGGGCCCATCAGGCGGTCGTAAGCTTCCTGGCCAATCTTGGCGATCAGCCGCGGGCGGTATTCACCGATATTCCCTGACAGATAGGAGTTACAGGCCTCACACTGGATATGGCAGTTGGTTTCGTCGTAGCGGGTTTCTGGCGATGCGCCGACTGTGCGAAAGTGACCGGCGTTCATCTTTGCGCCGGAGTTACGACCGCAACTGATGCATGGGTGTCCTGCGTCACGCTGGCGAATAAACGCGTTAAACGCTGTCTGAGCGCGTTTGTGATATTGGCTAAGTGGTTGCAAGGCCTTCTTGCGAATCTTCAGCTCACGGCGTTCCTGCTGCGCCTCCTGCTTGCGTTTGCGATCGGCTGCCAACTTCTTCTTGGCCAACAGCAGCTGGCTGTACTCGAAGCCATGCTCAGGACAGCACCACCAGACGTTGTCGTAGGTAGCAGTGAATTTTGTCTTGCAGATTTTGCAGCTGCGGCGGGTTGGTTTACGCATTGCGATCACCCCACTGCTTAGCCCATTCAATTTCAATGCGGGACTTGTCGCTGAATTTGACGTTCTGCTGAGTACCGAACCAGTAAATGGCCTCGATGACTTCTACCATCTGGCGTACAGTCATCTTGCTGGTACGCTGACCGAACATCACAATGCCGCCATCCAGACCAGGAGCCATGCGCTGCTCCTGCTTCTTGGACTTGGCGACCATCGCGGTTATCAAGTCTTTCCAATCATCAGAATCGTATTTATTGCCGAACCAGAGAACCTGATCGGATAGGTCTTTCAAAAGCGGCCATAATTTCCGATTCTGCTGAGCGGTGCGGGTCATCTCTTTTATGTCGAGAATCAGCGGGCGCTTAGCATCTACCGGCAACTCACGAATGTAGTTGATGGCGTTCTGCTTTACGGATTCGTTTACGAGGTGGAATTGTTGCTTCATACGCCACCCCCGATAGGTAACGCAGAATGCAGGAAACCCTCAGCATTAGATAACGCTGATGGCATATGGTAGGTCGTACTCTTTGTGTTTCGCATCTAATTTCCCAATCAGATGCAGAGGTCACAGCCGGGTGCTCAATCCGACTGCGACATAATTATAACACTAATTTTGAGAGTGGGTAATGTTGCTTGACGTTGCGCGGATTAATATTTGTAGCGGTTTTCCGGGAGAAACGCGTATTCGTATGTGAAGTTGAACGCCTCGTTTTCATTGTTGAATCGGCGCTCGGTAATATCACGCCAACTCCCTCCCCTGAAATACTTCTGAGCTACCCACTTTCCCTCGAACGGGAATACGGCATACGCTCCGACATACCGGTTATCGGCATGCGGGTCAGGATACGACTCGCCTTCTGCCAGAGTGTAAAACTTGATGCCGCTTACAATGAGACATCCCACTGATGAATCCCCCTCGATGCTTTGAGAGGGATTATACATCAGTAGTTACCGCTAATCGCGTACAGGCATCCTGACTTATATGCTCCAGTAATATCCCCTATATCTGTCAGATACATAAAACCTTGGCTAGTTACCGTTGCAAATAATCCCATTTCCATTCCAATAAAAAGGCTATCAAGGTCAATGTGAGTGACCTTATCAAGGGTGATATCGGGATCCTTTGCTACGCCTTTGTTGTAGGAGAAAGTGCTCTTTTCATTACTCACACTTCACCTCCTGCTGCGGTGCTGCTGGCATTTTACGCCAGTGAGTAACTGAGCGCGGATCCGGATATTCGGTGCCATCATCCCAGTGATTGCCATTCCACATTGCAGACCACATCTCACCGTCTTCATACATGACCATTACCGGGATTAACTTATCCGGCATCCGCTCACTGCACGGAATCCACTCCTGCACAGGTTCGGCACCCTGAAGCATGGCGGCGCGGCAAGGCCTTATCACCACCTCGAACTCATTGTGACAATGCCAGTGAGCGAACCTATCTACTGAAACCGCGCTATCAAATAAGGAAATCTCATTGCGTTCAGGACTGAATGCACCGATTACTTTTTCATCCGGCACCTCTGGCTGCGGTAACCGTGGTGCTGCGTAGAGTGGAATTACCGCATCTCCCATTGGCCGAGACAGGAACTTAAGGTGTAGCTCACCCATCTTGGCATAAGCCAGAGTTTCCTCAGCAGCATAAAGCACAGGCTCAGCACCAAACTCTGCTATCGCCACATCAATCACCTTCACAGCATCAGACATTGCGTAGCCGAGATTGCCGCCGTCGCTTTGTGCGGATGCTTTGCTGAGTATTTCGCGTATCTGGTGCAGGCGATCGAGTGATACAGGGCCGTGCGCCGGGTGGTTAGTTGTCATGCCGTAGCCCCTTCTTGATATTTTTCAAACCAGAACACCACTGGGTCAGATTTCATTTCAACCAATCCCATACGAACCAGCGCTTTTCCTTTCCCGGATACAAGGAACTCGCGACGACCATCGCCGATAATTCTCCGATAGTCCTCCAGGCTATTGCAGTGCTTGTGCAGATTGCATGGATGACACGCCGGAACCATATTCTCTTCAGTGTCGTTCTCCGCATGAATCATTCCGCTTCCATTCATGTGGCGCAACACTGGCTTCACATGGTCTGCATGCCATTTTTCACCAAGCTCGCAACCGCAATAAGCACAGCGGCCGCCAAACTTCATGCGCAGTTCTGCACGTTGCTTTTTGGTAATAGTTGTCATGGGTTAGTCCTCTACCTTGTTTCCGCAATGCGGGCAGTAATTGAACTTACAGGCGAATCCAGGATGCGGAACGGCAAAGCGTTTGGTTTTCTCGTTCCAGTCAGCAATTACGATTTCAAAATTTGCGACCGCATTATCCCAGTCACCTGAAAGAACTGGCTGCGATCCAATCAGGCCGACAATACAGCGATTACATTTTTCCACTGACTCACTCCCCCTTCACGCCAATGCCAGCGCTATTCCCATTCAGCGCTTCTCTTAAGCACCGAACGTATGCCGGTATGTAACAGTCATTAGGATTTGCGATTGCCTCAAATAAAGCCTGCGCTTGTCGCTTGATGTTGATATCCCGCGTCTCCAGTTCTGCTATGCGCTTCTCTGCGGCTTCCAGCTTTTCACTGTTCGACTCAGCCGTTTTTCTCCACGTCGAACAAATTCGCTGCTCCGCCTCCAGTTCATCCAGCAGCGCCAGAACAGCTTCCGGACTTGCTTCATCCTGCCAGGCATCAGAGGTGTCACTGACAGAGCGGAGCATTATTTCTTCCTGCGCCGCTTCGCGCAGCGCCTGTTTGTTGAGTGCTGTCATTGGGCTGCCTCCTTAGCGCATGCGATCTAGTGTTACGCCAGCATGAACCAAGTCGCGGCAATGGCTGATAATTTCCGCGCGCGAGGCTCCGCGCCACGGTGAATAAAAAGGAGTTTCATCAATAGGAACACACCAACCGGCTTCCTCCTGAGCTTTCATGATCCCGCTAAAGTCCGTGGTGTTGTCGATGAGCCATGAATAGAGCAGCCATTCGCAACTGTGGTAATCGCTCTCACCGTAGTAATCAGGACCGAACCAGATAACCCACTCATCGTGGTAAACAGTTCCGTGATACGACTCGAATGATTCACTTTCTAAAGAGAACTCATTTCCAGATAGACTCGGGAACAGAGAAATCAGCAACTCTTTCGCGTTTTTAGAAAATTTCTTCTCGATGCGCGCTTTGGTGTGAGAATACTTGCTCATAGCGCGATTCCTTTGCACAGGTCGTGCATTTCCTGAAGAGTCTGCATATCGACAAGGTCACGATCTGGCATCTGCGTATCGTTGTACTTGCTGTAAACCAGGCTGGCTTCACATACCAGTTCCATTGCTTTTGATGACAGCTCCCTGCACTTGCTCTCGGCGTTAGCGAGCTGTACTGCCATGTCTGTGAGCTTTTGCTCGAGCAAAGTGTGGTCTTCATACCTGACAAATTCGCCATCCGAATCTTCCATCATTGAATAAAGCCCACCGCCTAAATGGCAAAGTTCATAACGTTTAACGCTCATAATCCTACCCTCATAAAAAAGGCCCGCGATGCGAGCCTGTTAATCTTTTGGAATACTGCATACCCATTGATCTAGCGCCTTTTCGCAGACTGCTCTTCCCTCGTATACCGCTACAGCAACCTTTGCCTTGAGTTCGTTTACGCTCTCCTTCCCGGGAGAAAAAACAGCAAAGCCAATAGCAAATCCGGCAGTGAGATAAAGAGCGCATAAAAATATTGTTTCTTTCACCATTTCCTCCGGGCATAAAAAAGGCCGACTATCACGGCCACGCTGGCAGATAGCTCTGCTATGTAAGGTTCAGTCATGGCTTGGTTCCTCTCCGAGCCTCTCAGCAAGCGCGTATATTTCCTGCTGAACTCTGTTAAATTCAATATCAGCTTGGCTTAGGCTTTTCTGGTACTGGAAGCATTTAGATGCCCACTCTTTTGCTTCTTTAGCTTTGATTTTTAGTTGATCTAAAATTTCTTTGTCTTTCATGCTCGCTTCACTCCGAATGTCTTAACCAACGCCGACTCCATGCGACCTACACAGGCGCGGATACGGGCTATCTCTGTCTCTGGAAACATGCTGGATGCCATCTGCTCCAGTGCGCCTTTAAGTGGCTTGCTCTCAACCTTTTCGATACGTGCCAGAGCAAATGCCTTGAGTGACTGCTTGATGCTTCGACCGTCTACGCGAGCACATGCGCGGCATAGTTCTGCGTGGAGGATGGTTTCAGGGAATTCCGGGTATTGAGTTTCGATAATCTGGCGAGTGTTAAGCGGTTCTTTATTGGTCATTTCCAGCACCTTTCATCGTTGCGCCCTTCCCATCGAAGCCATACGCAATCGTAAATAAACGGGATGAACGCTTCGAAAAAATCACTCCACTGTGATTTTCGAAACCCGGTCACTTCATCAACCATGCGCTCAAGTGGATGCTGGCGCTCGGCTGGTCGTTTAATTCCGTACAGCCGCTCGAATTGTTCAATCAAATCCTCTTCCTCAAGGCAGCGATCGAGAACGGTTACAAACCGAGGGTTATTGATAAACTCAAGAATGATTTGTGATGGTATTTTGTTCACACATCTGCTCCTTTGGCATAACGCTTTCCAGTTGAAGGCTTGCTGGTTGAAATCATGCGGGCCTCATCCTGATCGCATGGCATGAAGTGACCGTTAACAAATCGCTGATATACAGTGCCAAGCGAGCCAAAACGGTTTTTGGTAACGATTATTTCCGCAAACTTCGCCGCGGGGCTATGCTCGTCGTATACCGCTTCTCGATAGAGCATGATGATGCAGTCAGCATCCTGCTCTACGCTTCCTGAGTCGCGCAGATCTGCGTTAACCGGTCGCTTGTTAGGCCGTTTCTCAACTTCGCGGGATAACTGGCTGAGAGAGATAACTGGCGTCTTCAGGTCTTTAGCCATCGCCTTCAGGCTGCCAGAGATGTGCGCTATAGCCAGATCATTTCGCTCTGCTTTTGGCTTCTCAATCAGGCCGAGGTAGTCAACCATGATGAGTGATAGCGCCGGGTTTTCCTGCTTGTGCCGTTCAGCAATGCTGCGGATTTCTTCGACTGTCAGTTTGGAGGCATCAACCATCCAGACATCAAGGTCTTTCAGGTGGCATATGGCGTTGTAGACTCTCGCCCATCCTTCATCATCCATGTTTGCCGGGTTGCGCAGAACGCTGACAGACATGTTTTCGCGTCCGGCAATGCTTCGCTCGGCGATCTGCAGGTTGCTCATCTCCATGCTGAAAATCAGCACCCCACGCAAGGTGTCAGTTCCCGGCAGCGGTCGACTCGCTACGCCTTCAGCAATCTTCAGCGACAATTCGGTTTTACCCATACCAGGACGGGCAGCGATAATCACCAAATCCTCGGCGTTCATTCCGCCGGTAATCGCGTCCAGTTCGTCAATACCGGTTTTCATGGTGTCTGACTCTTCACCGTTTTTAAGCCTGTTCTCCAGCGTTTCGGCATAGTCATTCAAGACTTCACCCAACCGAACTGGCTTAACCTCGCCTTTTGGCTTCCTGATGGTGCTCAGGCGGCGCATTAGCTCGTCCATTGCCGATGCTGCACCGTCCAGCGTTCCGTTGCTCACATCACCGCGTAGCTCGTCTATGGCATGCAGGAACAATCGGCGCTGATGCTGGTCTGCGAGCATATCTGCGTAACCAGTCAGGTTTGCAGCGCTGGGGCATGCTCTGGCAGTCATCATCACATCGGTAGCATGCTGATCACCACATTCCTCAGCCACCATCAGAGCGTCAATCAGTTTACGATTTCTGGCTTGCTTGCGGATCACCTCAAAGGCTTTCCGGTAGAGTGGAATGGTGAACGCTTCAGCATCAATCCGGGCGAGAACGTCAGTTGCCGCCGGGGTAAGTCCGCCGAGAAGTAACCCGCCAATCACACTGGCCTCGATATCCTGTCTCATAGTGAACCCTCCTTGACCTTGCGAAGCGTCTTCAATTCCATCAGGGTGTCGAAGTTCGCACACCATCCGGATCCGTCCGGTCCACCAAAGTAAAACTCTCTGGCAGATGAAAGGAAAGCTTTGAAATAGTTACGGAAACCTTCAACATTCTTCTTGGCAAGGTGGGTAGCCATCTCACGAATTGCGATTTCCCGATCCCGATACAATTCAGCAAATGGCATACGTCCATCAGTAACTTCGTTGTAGGCGTCGATTACTGCCTGACAGTCAATATCAACACCTTCTCGCTGCCACTTCTCGGCGTCAGACAGGTATCCGTCGAAATATTTAACGCGGCAGATATTTTCCGGCTTAGGAAATGAGTTCCCTTTTTTCTTCCAGGTTTGAATTACCCATCTGGTAACCAGGGTGACGTCTTGCAGGGTGTAGGCTTGTCTGGTCTTGGTTGCCGTCATCAGCTTCAGATAGTGCTCGGCAGAACGGCACGATGAACCGGTTAGCTCGTTGTAATACTCAAGAGCCTTAATCGCCCCTTCCAAATCCCCCTCGGGGGGTATGGGGGGATCTTGTTTTTCTTTCTTTTGAATAGTGTCTTTT